TGCGGTGCCATGTATGCGATAGTGTGACTGCTAGATTATCATTGGAAATAAAAAGAGAACCATCTGCATCAATATTGATGTGATAGTCCTCATAGAATTGACCATAGCGACCTGCTGACCAGTGTAGGTAAAGTATTACATCTCTACCGACTGAATTAGCGTTATTCCACAGGTAATCTTTGGATGCTACTGCAAGTTCTCTCAGCTCATCTAATGTTATTTTTCTCAAACTTCATTACCTCCTTTGTGTATCACTCGTCCACCAATGTAACCTGCAAGTCCACCAACGATAATACCTGCTAGGTTTTCCATGTTATAAAAAATAGCCATTACCAACGCTACACCGAGCGAGATAATGACTGCTAATTCTGTGATATTGATTTTTTCAAACATCATCGCTTACCTCCCAAATCCCTAAACATGCCATCGGATTGTTCTGTAGTGAATTCAATATTGTTATTACGCATTGCCTTAAGAATACTGCGGTGATCATTAGTATAGATATAGTTGGGCGTATGTTTAGCAGTGTATCCATAGTTGTACATGATGCCACCATAGAGTGACAAAAATATTGCAGTGATGAAAAATATGATATAATTCTTAGTCTTCATTATTCACCTCAATGTCTAAAGTAGGCTAAAATAGAAAGAACCGTAGAGATTAACCCTACGGCTCCTAAGATTACTTCCTTGCCACCTACGATTTGATTACGTTCTTGCTCTAGTTGACTTATGCGTTTTTCATGGTCTTGCTTCTCGCGTTCTTCGAGTTTCGCTGATATCACTGCAACTTCCACTGCTGTTTTCATTGATATCTCTTGAAGCTCATCGACTTTCTTGAGTAATACATTTGTTACATCATCGCTCATCTACATCTCCCCTAAATCCTATAGTTTTCTTTCTTTGCTCCACCTCAGCTTTCCTTTGTTCTTGATATGATTTCAATAGATATCCAAGAGCTAATCCTATGGTGAAAAAAGCTAAGGAATATTCCATAGTTACCCCTCGGTTGTGTTAGTGTTTTGAGACTTGATACTTCCTGGGCAATTAGGGTTTGTACATAATCCTGTCGTTTGGTCAATCAGTGCTCCACAGTATTCACATGCAAAATCAAAGTTATTCATTGTCAATCGCCACCTTTTCTGCTTTATGTGCTGCCAGTAATTCAGCGCTCTTTTCCACTAGATGAGTCGTTGGATTTCCAAGTCTATTCGCTGCTGCAAATGAACGATCAAGGTTAATATAGATAGCGTTGTATTTCTCATCTACCGCAGCTTTTCTCACGTGTTTATCCATTGCTGTACATTGAGCATCTGCGATAATCATTGCTGCATCAGCGATAGCTTGAGTTTCAAAGTTCACCGTATAGGTTGTACCATTAACGAACACTGATGTTGGCGGGTATCCTGCTTTTACTAGGATATCGTGGAGATATTGGTATTTAGTTCCTGTGAAAGTTAATGTTGTCATTATGCGATTACCTCCATTGTTAACGATGTGTTAACTGGGCTTTGAGATATATTCTTTGCTATAGTATCACCATTAACCGCGTAAAGTTCAAAATAGTCTCCCGAGGTAACAGGAACAGCGCCACTACTTACGTTATTATGGCAGTTTGGTGATCCAGCGGCACAAGAAGAAGGTACTAACAAAGACCCATTTTTATATAGCCATCCTCCACGCCTCGTACCTTCCGTTGTATAGGCGTCAATCCACGATACTATACCAACTAATTTTACATAAGATACCCCTGCTGGGATTTCGATCCTTGTTGTAGATGGGTTCCAAAATGAATCAGTATCAAATTCAGTAATATTAAATATTATTTTCGTCGTTGCTGTAGTCGCTATACTTTGAGTACCACCGCTATTGTTATAAACTTTTACTCCTCTGAACGTTTTATATCTTTGAATATCAGTACAGCGCCAGATTCCACTACCACCGCTAACGAAGGTTAATACATCACCAGCATATGCAACAATATTTGTAGCCCCTGGTAATAACATTGTAGTTGCATTATAGGTCACTGTTACAGTATCGCTAAATCTAAGCGTTCTTACTGCACCTGCGGTAATTGAGTCAAATGCTGTTATTGTAGTTGTACCTGTGACGATAATATAATTTGCAGGAGCAGCACCAATGCTCATTGTAGATGCACTAGCCATCGTTGTAAGAGCTTGGTTAATTGCACCAGACATATTTAACGTCGTTATATTGGCTGTCCCAATGGTTGAATTAGTACCAGACGTTAGTACATTCTCTGGTAACCCATCTTGTATAACTCCATATTTAACCTCAGTAATCGTAGCATCAATCACAGAATCTTTAAGAGTAACTGTGGTTTTATTAGTGCCACTGTCATAGGTGCTTGCAGTAACGCTAGTGACTACATACGATGCACTAAGTACACACTTTACCTTGCGATACTGTGTGAATGTACTAGTGAGATCATTAGGTGTCGTAAATGAATTAGTGGACACGTAAGTGATAGCTAAAGCATTGTCTTTGAATTCATCGATTACAGCCGTTGGACTTGCTTTGAGTGTACCATCATCATTCATTGATACTGCAAGCCTATCTTTGAGTGTCGTTAGATTTCCTGCGGATAATGCTACATCCTTTTGTGTAGCTGAGTTAGTATCAGCATCAACCCATGTTGTCCCATTCCATTTATATAATCTACCATTCATATCCTCGCGATAACATGGTTGTCCTAGAACTGGATTATCTGGAAACGATGTGCCACTGAAGCTAGACCGCAGTGTGTTCTCGTTGACTCTACTATTAATATTATCGTCTTTGACATTGGTTTCAGTAGTTGGTATTGCACTAGTAAATATTTGTGACATTATATTCCTCCTTTACTTCGTAAAACCATCGCTTACACAATGGTCAATATCCTTTGCAAACTAAAAGAACCGTACCAGCAACCTTTGTACCTGTACGGTCATAACAATCAATATGAAGCCCACTCGCAGTTGAATTGGTTATATCAGGATAAACATTGCCTGATCCATTGATAACTGTAGGGGTTATTTGTGTTGGTGTCTCATAGAAAATACCACCGTAATCAACATTAATTCCTGTCGCTGGAATGCTTAATGTTTGACTATAGGTGGCATCTGGGACATCATAGTATTGCAGTAGGGATTTTATTGTTGCTCTTGTGGCTGTATCTTCGTAATTAGCTGTGATTCTATATTGGATATATCTAAAGTTGTACTGTGCCGATACATAGGTTTGCCAAACACTCCATGTGTTTCCATCGTCTGACAATCGTATTTCAATAGTAATATCCACTGGTTCTGTGATATGTCCATAAGTGTCATTTGGATAATCGCCATAAGTCCTATCGCCTAACGTGCCGTATGTTGGATTGTCCACATAGAAATCGAAGTCAAAACAAAAGTTTACATTAGTTTTTCCAACTTTGAATGTATCAATGACTGGCGATAGATATCCAATGCTTGTTTGGTCAGCCCCATAAGTTTCTGGGTAGTCGGCATAGGTTTCAAAGTCGCCATAAGTGATTGAATTAGATGATACAAACTGACCATTGGGAAGCACTGTTAACCCTGTAAGTGTTCCACCACCGAGCAACACGTCATCCCTGGTGAGTATAATGTTCTTGTACGTGTTAATATCAGTGACATTTAATATATACTCAATGTCATTCGTTGAGTAATTACCACCATTATCCACTGCCTTCGCACGGAATACATGAGTTCCATCAATGATTCCACTATTGGATATATACGTTGGAAAACTAGTGATATCCGTAGCAAGATATTTTGATGTTTCCCATGATGTACCGTCGACTCTAACTTCGATATGATTAAAGTCTACATCCGATGGAATCTTGCCTTGGAGCACAAACTGGTGTCCAAATTGAGCCACAACAAAATCGGGGACATCCGATGGATTCTTGTCCTTACCAGTGATGAACAATGGGTTACTTATGAAACCATTGGATTTGCGACCTGCGGTGTTCTCAACGATTGCTTTAATGTAATACGTTTGATTTACAAGGATACTATGCAGTGTAAATTCACCAGTAGTCGTTGACGAGCAATAGTTCCATGTGGTGCCGTTGTTAGTCGATGAATATATATGGATAATCCTAGTAAATGGGTAGTTCGGAAGAGTACATACACCCGTAATCGTTGATATTGCTGTGCCATCCTTCTGAATATAATAGTCTTGATCGAGTGCAATCGCTGTAACTTCTGGTATTGTATCGGTAAATGCGTTAGGTATCGTACAGTAATTCTTGGTTGTTATTTGAGAACCTAAGCGATCATCATAAATGCTGATGTTATACTCTTGAGCTTTAATGGTAAACTTACCTTGCTCTTCAGACATCTGTAGAATTCTAAGTGGCATATTACTGACTTCTTCATGAGTAAAACTGATGACATCTCCAGGTTGTAGATGCATAGCATGTGTTCCAGTTTTGAATGTGCATATCCTCGTGTTAAGCCTGTTTTTAGCCATGAATATTCTACCGAGTCTCAATGCCTGACTTTGGTTTGTTACGCCATCTAATGACACTTCTTTTTCAATGATTCTTCCACGGAACTTCTGGTCTGCTACATCGTTTACCTGACATTTAACCCCTGTCCAATTATTGTTTGGATCGTAGAAAGTAATGATATATCTATTAGGAGTCTCAGCGAGTGACGTTGTTTCCCATACTATATCTGGTTTACCATCGGCAGAACATATGTTACTATCATTGAATGCATAAGATACTACTTCTTGCTTCTCCATGCGAAGACTAATTTTCTTGCCATTGTAAACTAAAAAACCACCAAAGGTAGCCATGATTGTCTCAAGGTTATCAATGTGGTTTGTTTTGTCAGCGAGTATTAAATTACAGGAGTATCGCGGAGTAATAGCTATGGTTTGACTCACTGGTTGACTTTGGATTGTGATAAGGGATTTCTGGAGAGCTGTGATTTCATCATTAACTGCATCGACGGTTTTCGATGACCATCCTGGGTTTAACGTTAGTTGCCGTTGGAGGTCTGTGATTTTATTCTGTACAGCATCGTAGGTTGCTAGTGTTGTCGGTGTGTAGAAGTGGACTTCGCCATCGCACTGGTCAGCACATTCTTTAAAGGAGTCCTCATCGAGCATATCAGAAGTAACCCAACGACCAAGCCCATAGCGTTTACTAAGGATGTAATCACGGAGACACATTGCTGGGTTCTCAGAATAAGCTTTGGCTCCTGTGCGTGTATCGTACACTTTCATTCCTTGGATTACCGCTGTAATTGTTGGATCTGATCCTTGGAGTTTATCAGATGACTTTAGTGTAGCTCTGAGCCATGCACAGTTTTTATAGCCACCAACAGTATTATAGTTTGACGGTGGTGCTTGCCAAGGAGAACCGTTGTGAGTTTCTACGGAACAACCAGGAAGACCCTGTTGAGTGACTGTGGTAACAACTTGTGTTACTGTATGGGTGGTATTGTGGTTAATTATAGTATATGGAATTTCATTAATTTTTACATTGTTTAAAGTGGTTGCGATAATTCCATGTTGTCTCGGATTTACTTTATTAGGTGCTTGGTTTAAAGCGTAGACTATATCTTCAGTAACTATAGACCTATAACCAACCCCTGGAACCCGTACTTCTTGCCAATATGTGAGTGAATAATACTTTATTTGAATAGAACAAATACCTGGATCAGATTTTTGTATTTTGACCCACTCTACATCATCGCTTACAGTAATAGTGAACAGATTAACCGTTGTTGTCTTAGTTTCTGTTTGTATCCAGAGATCATTGGCTTTCAGCTCAGTTAACCTAGTGATTTCACCTTCGCACATTACAACATCTTTAGTTAGCGTTTGCTTATCCGTAGATGCTTCATGCCATGTTTGATAGCCACCCCATTTACGAGTGCCGTAGATGATTGGTATCATTGCTTCGGATGACCTGTTGTTTTGTATTACATCAAAGTCATAAGTTTGAGCTGCTTGTTTTTCCTTGTGTGTCATTGACCATATGTTGCCAAACAATGAAGCTCCATAGATACCACCTGACCACACTGCTGTACCTAAGCCAAACATTGCTGGATTAGCGAACCCAAGACCAAATCCTATGAGTGATGCTATTTTTTTTCCTGTAGATTTAGAGATATTATCACCTCCTCTCTATGAAGCTCTCGGTAGATATTTCCACGTGTTACCACTTTTTATTGCACAGATAGTACCTCTAGACACATCTAGTTCCTTAGATATATCAACTATTCTCATATGCGAATTTAACATATCAATTATTTTTATCGCGCACTCTTGAGTTATTTTTGAGTTAGGGCAGTCCTCACCACTAAGATGTTTACTACTTTCTTTGAGTTTTTTCTTATGTTCTTCAGATAATTTCTTACCCCTATGGCTATCACCTATTTTCGTTTTAGTATCTTGTGAAAGTTTTACGCCCCATCGATTATTAGCTCCATGTTTGTCCTTTTTAATATTTGGAAACTCAATACCATTTGTGAGATGTTTCCAATTCCTATGCTGTTTAATTGCTTTGATAATGTTATAATTAATAGTTAAATAATTTGAGATATCTATCATTGGTGTTTTATCTAAAAGCAATTTTATAATTTCTTTAGCTTGGGCTTCAGTTATTTTAGGAGATGAACTATTTTCTCCACAAAACTTTCCTTTTTTAGACTCAACTATTTTATTGATAGTTTCTTTAGACAACTTTTTACCTTTATGCTTTTTACTTAATATTTTCTTAGTTTCTTCAGTATGCTTCTTCCCATAAAAAGGGTTGTCTTTACCTCTTAACGCTCCACCGCCAGCCGTCCCGTTATATCCAAAATTTCCATTATTAGTATTGAGTTCTTTTATCCATGATATTTCCTTGTTATCTAAGCTGTCTCTGTCGCACTCTTCAATAATACTAAATGTAAAGTTTTTCTCGCCATACTTATCCCATGCATGTTGCAAATGTAGATTACAATGTTTTCCATGCCTAAGATAGCATAAATGCACTATCCATCTCTCACTAACACTAATGCTTTGCCCTATATATTTCTTGTTATTAACATTATTGGTTATACAATAAATACCAATCAAATAATTACCTCCTCAACTGCGGATTGCAAACTCAAACGGAACCGAGAGAAATCCGCTGAAGTTCTGTGAGTTGTTATGTCGGATACAATCAGGATGTGTCCTATCGCATCCATTGACATAATTCACAGCTAATCCTGTAGCTGGCACAGTAAAGAATGGATATTCTACGGTAATACTAGTGGATGTACTAGCGATTATCTTCTTGCTCTCATAACCAATTGAGCATGTCCCAGATTTAAAGTAGTCTGGCTGTGTATAATCATTAGCGTGATAGATGATGTTCTGTGTACTACCGACTCCTACGGAGTTATTCATTGTTGTTACCTGTGCTCCACATTCTTCTGCATCGCCAAACCATGCATTACACGTGAGCATCAATGATCTACATGATTTCATATTGGGAATTTCCTGCATTATTGTAGCTGTGAATGTTCCCTCTTTCTCGTTAAGCCCTGGAGTATCAATGTAACCACGGAATACATGCTTGAATGCCCCTGGTACTCCTATGGAAACTGGATAAGCAATCTGTATGACATCTACCTTAGTACCTCTAAAGTCAAAGCTCTGGAACAACGCTGAGGAGAACTGACGAGTTACATTAGATATCTCAATGGACATATTATCGATCTTGTCGTCAGTGCTCTGCGAGAGTGTCCCACGTTTAATCGGTTGAGCAGCATAGAGAGCTGGTGTGGATGTATATGGAATATACCAAGGGATATCAACATCGTTTGCACACATAAAAAGATCCCCAGTTACCATATGGATAACATAGAGATCAATAAAGTGAACCGATGAATTGTCTTTGGTATCCTGTAGTTGTGACGGTAGTACTATCATTGGTAGCACCGCCTGAACGTGAGGTCTACAGTGAATCCTTGGATAATTCCTATTCCGTCACTGCCTAAGCTGTATTGGGTCTTGGGTTCGAATGAGTCATCGTTGAATATCCATATACCCTGTGTGTCATATGGCTTTGGTGGTGTCCAATAGAACTTTTGACCGCTATTGTGAGCCTTATTGAATGCACGTATTTCAACTAAGGTATCAGCAATCCCACCATAAGGTAATGTCCATGTTTCCTTATCATTTACTGCATTACGCTGGATTTGTACGTTGTTGTTTATAAATTCAACTCTAGTATTTAATGCTGTATTATTAGGTTTGATACCATCTCCTACAAGAGGTCGCCATGTAAATGTATCGATATGTCATCACTCCTTTCTATGAAATCCGCAACGATAACCTTGCTCCCAGACATCACGATGAAGTATCATGGATACATCTGGGAGGACTGTGTTATTCCATTGTGGTGCCGTACTGGGAAATGTTGTTAATAACTTGCCGTATCCGAGGTAAATACCACAATGTCCCTCTCCGCCAATCAAAAAATAGCAGACATCCCCAAAGGATAAATCTGCTATGTCTTTAACTTTATTAAAGTTTTTCCTGAGATACCTTATCATCTTCCGTGGATCAGTGATGTACCAATCCTCTGCAAATTCACCATCATCACAATCGGGCTTCCAATGATGATCAACGTAAAATCTTCGAACTAACCCAACACAATCACAGCCTTCTAATGACCATTCAGCGAATATATGCGGGATTCCGATGTATTTTGATATATCTTCCATGGTTCACCTCCGTTTTTGGACATAGAAAAAGGAGTGAAAATTATTTCACCCCTTAGATTACCAATATAAAATTATTGTCGAGCGGGATTTTCCCACATGATTACCTTAGTTTGCTTTTGCTATAACATTGATTTCATTCAATAACTTGAATATAAAATCAATGCCTTTCGCTGTGACTAATGTTTGTGTATAGTTGAACGCTGTAATTCCATCGTATGCTGTGATTTCCTTTGTGACAAAGTATCCTCTATCAATGTATTGTTGATATGGAACATTGTCACTCATAAGTATTTCTTGTTGTCTTAGTAATTTACATAGACGAGTTCTGCCAGTACCTAAAACTTTTGCTACTTGTAACCATGTTTGAACATTGGTTGCTTCAATGAATTTATCGAATGCTTGAGCTTTAGGTTTGAGTTCATCGTTTTCTTCAGTTTTATCTGCTAACATTCTAAATAATTCTGACACAGATTTAGGTATTTGTGCTATAATATCTTTAGTTGCTTGTTGAATAAGATTATGCGGTAAGAATTCGTCTGCCAGGACATCAGCCGCGTGCAATTGATATTCAACAAGTTTTTCTTGTGTTTCAATATCTTTAACAACATTAGCGTTAATTTTAGCCAACCAAAGAGTGACCATCTTTAACTCCAAACATACAACCTCTTGCTCTCCACCTTTAGTAGGGAGTAAGATTTTCCTTACCCCTTTAGATAACACCCTATCCCCGTGAATCTTAGTAGTTTGATGAATTCTCTGATTCTCAGTTAATGCCAATCCATCACATAACCATCTTACTCCAGCATAAATCTTTCCACTGTCATTCTCCCGAATTGCCACCAGTTCATCACCCATAAAATTTACCTTTTTAATCTCCAGTTTACCCTTGTCCATTCTTTCGTCTCCCTTTAAATTTATTTCAGGTTGTCCCTGTGCCTTTATTGTATACTCATTTGTATACGAATGTCAACACTTTATTTTTTATTGTTCATCCTCTGGTACTTCCATGTAGACCGACAGTGTATCAATCTCATTAGCGTAAGTCGCTAGTTTTAATGAAGAAGCATTGTATTTATATTGGTTGTCTTCAATATAAACATCATCTACCTCTTTGATTAGCTTGAGAAGCTCCACTGTTTGTCCATGAAGTATTTCCTTGCTTGTCACGGATTGTCCATTGTTTAGTTCGTTGAAAATTACTCTTACCATTTTTTGTTCCTCCTATGTGTTATTTAAGGTGCATCACCTGTAATCAATAATAACACTATGGATTATTTGTGTCAATATATTTTTATCATATTTTTATCATATTTTTACACACGAGTGAATATTTATGATACAATGGTGTTACACTAAAACACAGAGGTGAGGACGAGTGACTATTTCACAAAACAGTAAAAGGTTTTCTATAACATTACCAACAGATTTATATAAAGAATTAGAGATTAAAGCAAAAAATGAACAAAGAACAATCAGTAATATGATTGCTGTAATATTGAAGAAAGAATTCGATATCAAACCAGGATAAAGGGAGGATAACATCATGGTCAATATATCTACATCATATCTTTTAATTCCAGCGGTAATTGCTCTTATATCTGCACTTATTGCAGATTATAAAGGAAGAAATTTTCGCAAGTGGCTATTGTATGGGCTCATTTTATTCCCTGTCGCTTTTATTCATTCATTATGGATAAGCAAAAAGAAACAATGTCCTTTCTGTGCTGAGCTAATACAGTCAGAAGCAACAATTTGTAAGCATTGCCATAAAGAAATCAAGAGAGCCAACTAAGGCTCTCTTTTGTTTATTTTTTTGTAAATATTTGCAGGAAAACTTTACCTCCTGTCGAACTACCATAATATACTAAAAATAGCAGGAGGTTTTACAAATGATTATTGGATTCACGAGGGATGAAGTTTTAGGAAAGCTGGATGAGCTAAATGGAACCAAATATGAGCAGTTATATACCCAAGAAAGGAATTCACTAATAGCACAATTTGGTAATGGATCAATAAAGTATATTGAGCAATTCTTCCTTTGGTACATAGATACTATTGTTCCTCAGATGCTAGCCGACTTAATCGATGCTAACAATAAGAAAATTAACGATGATATTCAAAAATTAATTTCTAAAGATATTTAGCAAGTTCTTCGATTGCCTTATCTTTTTCGGCTTTGGTTTCGGCTTCATAAATAGCAGTTTTTAGCGACTGGATAATATGAGATTCACGCATAGCATAGCGCACACGTATTTCCTCTATCGCTTCCTCTGTGTATTTACCTCTGCCAATTCCGATGGATTCTGTTCTTTCAATTGCTTGTTCTTTAGTCATTTTTATCACATTCCTTTAAATTTAATATTTGTACACACAACAATTATCGAAGGCATCCATTATAGGACACCTTCGATTTTTCTTTTATTTTATATTCCGCATCGCCATAGCTTTACTATACATATTCGTAAAGTCATCCATAGTAGGACTCTGTTGTCCACCACCAGCAACTACCACAGCCGTCCCATTGTTACCACTATTGTTCGCCATTTGATTCAACATGGTAGTCAATATAGTATTCTGAGTAGCCAATATCGAATTGGTCTTCGCCATTTGCGCTGTGCTGTTCACTGTGATATTCGCTGCTTTAGTTGCAATGTCAGCATTCTTGAAGTCTGGTGTTACTCCATAGTTTTTCATTCCTAGTTTATTCGCTGCGTACTGCATGAGATTCGCTGAGTTTCCAGTGTGATTCTGTACGGGAACTATGACTTCCTCACCATCTTCACCAGCGATTGCAGGGGTGTCAACAATGCCACCTTTGGCATGAAATAGCTTTGAAACACTGCCTATCATACCACCCCAGTCAGTGTTACTGGAAGCGGTAGATTTTTTGTTTGTTCCTAGCCAATCAGTGTTACCTAATAAACCTGCAAAGTTACCAGATTGAGAATTCGTTGCTTTACTTCCACTGAATGAGCTTAGTAACTTCCCTAGTGTGCTCTGGGTGCCGTCTTGGACATGGAACAATGCTTTTAACGCTTCATTCGCTAAGTCGCTCCATAGCTTCTTCCAGACGCTCTTAAGGGACTCGCCTTGGAGTAGAACACTGTTTGTAATGCCTTCAAGGCTTTCTCTGATCTGCTTATTCTGAGCTTCAGCTAATTCCTTATATGTCTTTTTAGCCTCAAGGAGCTGTAAGTTATAATCCTTGATTTCTTTTGTATCGAAAGCACCATTATTGCGAACCCTAAGTCTATCAATAGCATCCTGTAGAGCCTTAACTTTTTCTCTGGCTGAATCAATATCTACTATGCGTTTACTTTGGTTTTGATCGACAGTATTATCAGAACCAATATTGTATTCGCTGATTTTCTTACGATACTCAATGTCATCAGCAGTTTCTTTATATTGATCTGTGATGCCTTTATTCTTCTGCGAATCTATTGAGTTCCCTAGTTCAAGATTCTTGATACGTTCTTCATTTATCTTAGGGTCTTTAAAGATATCTATACCAAACTTCTTGGCTTGTCTAAGCATTTCATCAGAGTTCTTTTTCTGCTCAACTAAGTCATCAAGTATCGATTGATCTTTCTGAACATCCGTGACACCAACGCCATATACTGCAATGGCTGAACGCTTACGAAGTTCACTGATTTTGTTTTGATATTCTTGAACAGCCACAAGACCATTCACAGTTTCTTCATAAACTTTCTTATTGCCATCAGCGATTTCTTTTTGGAGTTTAGCAATATCCTTCTGTTTATCAGAGATTGCTTTAAGGTATCCAATGAGTAACCCAGCATCCTTAACGTCTTTCTTATGTTCTTCAATGAAAGCTGTCTTAGATTCTGCCGACATACCTTTCCAAACTTCCTTGCTGATACCTGCGGAACCCAATGTATCTCCGAGACCCTCTATAGATACTTGCTGTGGAGAACCTTGTAATTCTCCACCGAGATACTGTTGATATACACTTCTGGCATTCTGTTGTCTATCTGGGTTTTCTGCCCATGCAGGACGTTCGTAATACTTAGATATAGCATAAGCGAATTCCTCTGGAGTTGATCCAGTGACTTTAGCCATAGAGCCAGACTCAGTGGTTTTCATTTCTTGAACCAAGTAAGCTAGCTGTGTTTCTAAGGCACTAGCATCGGAACCATTGGTATTAGCAAAGTCAAACAACCCTTGTTTTCTATCGCCTAGCCATTGACCTATACCATATGATCCAGAACCGTCCTGTGCTTGTGCATTAGGGTTAAGTCCAGATTCGGTCATAAGATTACCAATGATACCTGCTGCCATTTCTGGGTTATATCCTGCGTTTGTCAAGTAGCTGAACGCTGTAGCTTCTGGGCTATTACCACCACCGTTTACTGTGATTGTAGCACCAGTTTCATCAGCGAGTGTATTGACTTTACCTAGGTCTTCCTGCATTTGAGCTGTGAGTGTGGCGATAGTTTGCTGTGTGGTTGCCATATGATCAATCATGAGTTGTCTGCGTTGTGTTAGTGATTCATAGGTTTTACCAAGACGGTTCTCTGAATCCGTAAGATTGTCTACAGATGCCTTGTAGTTGTCTGTGGCGATCTTTTGTTGATCTAAGGTAGATTTGGTGTTGTAAGTGTCAACCTTCTGCTCTAGCTTATCTGAGACATCCGATGGAGGATTCTTTGCGCCTTTACCTTTGTTGCCGCCAAGGTCTTGACCTTCTATTGTTTGATATGGGCTTGGTGATGCTGGCGGATTTTCCTGAAGTTTCTTTGCAGCTTCTTCAACCATTTTGTTAACATCATCAAGGGACTTATTTGTCACCACTTTATCTACAGCTTTTGAAGCTTGGTCGTTTAGATTATTCCAGTAATCTTCTTTTTCTACAGAGTTTTTTCCATCTTTGTCCCAAAAACTATCGCTTGATCCTGCCCATAGTGTCCATTTACCAGTTAGTGAATTCTCACCTTGGTATGTTGCATTTTGGTTAGCATATTCATTACGAGAATTAATGGCATCGAGAGCTTCTTGCTCTTCGACTGTCAGTGTTTCTTTACTTTGGATAGATGCTAAGAAGTCATCCTCTTTTTTACCTTGACTCTTACCTTCGATAACCTTGTTGAGTAATTGTGCAGCAGCGTAGAAAGCACCCATTTTTAACACAGCTAATCCTAATGTTGTCGCAAAACCCATCACAGCACCACCCATGCCACTCATGGCTGCATTAAAAGTTGGTGCTGTCTTTGCTTCTAATAATAGATTTTCGATGAATCTACCTAATGCTCCACTAGCTAATATTTGCTGTGCCCTATATAATACCAAAGCCTCTACAAATACACCTAATCCTTTCACGCATTCTGATACAGATTCTTTATTTTGATTCAACCATTGAACACCTTGAGTTAACCCATTGACCATTTCCTTTAACTGTGGAAGCGTGGCGTTACCAATAGTCATACCAAATACTTGTAATGATGCAGTACATTGAGTGATATTGGTATCCAATGTTGCCATACCCGTCTGGAGTAATTTTGCTGTTAACTCTGGACTCGCTTTTTCGTTAATATCTGTGAGAATTTTTTCAAACGTTTCCCAGTTTCCAATGAGTGCTCTAAGGTCATTTGCTCTGAATTTACCTCCGCTCATTGCGTTGGCGAATTCATTGGCTTTTTGTGTATTTAACCCATTGAATGTTTTAGCAATATCTCTCCAAATTTCAACGCCATCACGCATCTGACCGCTAGAATCATAAACTTGTATTGAGTAGGCTTTAAGCGCATCGGCAGCCTTTTTAAAGTCGATGTTGATAAGTATTGAATTCAATGATGCACCAACATTAGCACCAGCTTTAGCCGTTACCGTAGTCAGTGTAGAAATCATTGCTATTGCTTCTGCTGTATTAAAATTCATGTTATGGAATGTTGCAGCCGACCTTTGCAATCCTGTAAGTAGCTCTGTACCAGTAATACGAGCCACATGAACAGCAACAGAGAATTCGTCTATGAATCTCTTTGATTGATCAAAGTTTAAACCCATAGATAATATTGTTGCTTCAAGATCTTCTGCCGCTTTTTTAGGCGCAACAAAGTCAAGCTTTGACATTGTCATTGCTAGATTAGTGTAATAAGTTAGTTCTTCTGGAGATTTAAAACGACGAGATAAAACTTGCATCATTTCCATTGTGTCTTTAAGGTTAACCCCATAACCCATAGCAAATGTAGCAGCAACGTCTTGGAGGTGTTTAACATCATCATTCAATCCAGACATATTACCTTCATATTTTGGAGCTAATTCGAGGTTTTGCTTAATTTTAGCTGTTAATGACTCAGTTTCTCGTAGTTGTTGAGTAACTTCTACAGGAATAGCTACAGCACTGGCAATAAGTCCGCCAGCAACAATCCATGTCAAATGACTCTTAACTCTTTGTGAGAATGCTTCTAATGAATTACTAGTGTTACCAATAGCAGAATTAAAATCTTTTTGTGATTTATTTATATCAGCAACGTCTTTTTTGTATCCTGCTAATTTACTTGCGTATTCATCAAGTTGTATTGCTCCACTTTTGTATTCTGTAAAGGTCTTTCTAAAAGCATCGTTTAATGAACTCATTTGCTGCATATATGATGGAGGGATTGCAAAAGCTGCGTTAAGATCACTCTGCTTATTCGCATGAGATACGCTATCAGTCTTTGCAAGCTCTTTCTTTTCTTGCGCTGGATTTCCAGTGACTTGTCTTATTTGTTCCTTGGTTTGAGCATCGATTTGCTCTTGTTGTTTCCTAATAGTTTCCTTACCTAACTTAAGGAAATCATCAGTAGATTGCTTGTCGGCTTGTGCTTGCTTCCTAAGTGTTTCTTTGTGTATTTTGTCAAGTTCTTCTGAAGCTTTAACAGCAGAGTTTACTTCAGCTTGTGCCTTTTTATTGGCTATAGCTATTTCTTGCTGTGCTCTTTTGTCAGTTGCTTGAGTTAGTGTTGATTGAAACTCTTGTAGCTCTCTGTATTTAGCTTCGTAAAGCTTGCCGAGTTCATCAAGACCTTTTGCTTCGCCTTTGAACATCGATTGGCTATCTTCGGATTGGAAGGCTCTATCCTTGGCATCTTTAAGCTCTTTCAATTGTTGCTGAAGAGTTTTTATCTTCTGACCACTCTCATCTAAACCTGTAACAACGATGCGATTTACTATTTGATTCTCTGTATCTGCCATTGACTCACCTCCCTATACACGACCTTGATTATTCAATAAGAATCTAAGAGCATCTTCGTCTTCTAATCTTTCTTTGCCAGTTGTTTTATCTTCTGGTGATTTGTTGTTTTCTGATATTGCTTCAACCATTGTTTCAAGCTGTGGAATTGTGTATCTACCAAGCGATTCTCTTGTTTCGCTTGTGTTCTCTATCATTGCTGCGAAAAGTTTTGCAAGGCTTCCATCACCATCTGTTGGGTCACTTTTTTTTTTATTTCAGAAATCTGCTGAAAAACATCTATGATATCCATAGCATTTTTAAAATCAACCCAATTACCGAATTCCTCTTTAGACTCACGCAATGCCATTTCTAATAATTTCATTAATGCGTCCCATGCTGTAGAGTCTAAAATTGGCTCATTGGTAGCTTTATCTATCATAGGTAAACCTTTTAATTTACCTCTTATATGCGTTTTAGGAAGTGGAACATTTAAATAAGTAAATTCTGTCGATCTTAACTTTGATATCAGACGATTAACCTCTGGTAAGTCATTAATCAACATGCAAAAAATTTGATGTTCATCATTGTTCTTGTCAATGTAAACACACGGGTCTTCAATTACATCAGCCATAAGTACCTCCTATAAATAAAAATAAGGAGAGCCGAAGCCCTCCTATAATTAACTAACTTTTGACAATACAATTTTCGCAAAATCCTCAGAGCCATCGCCAGGATCAAGCACTTTGAGCTGGAGCTTGGGCACCGTAGCGGTAGATTTAGCAACATCAATAGTAAATGCTCCATCAGCACGCACTCTGTTTGCATAGATATCAACTTGATAAATATCTCCATCTAACTCTGCACCTTCGATAGTCCATACGAATTCACTAACTTCTGGCATTGCATTTTTCAGCATTCCCATAGAAGCAGATTCGCTAGGAGCATCGGATTTAAACCAGAATTTATATTCACCAGCCACCACTGCGGAACCCCACAGAATAGCACCAGTCGCACTTACGTCAACACCTGCTGTATCTACTGGAGCAATACCTGTGGTTGTAACTGTAATTGGAACTCCAGATGGAGAAATACAGTTAACATCAATAACTCCAGTGTAAGTTCCAAGGGTTGTTGCAGTGCTTGATAATAGTAATCTATTGATTTTCTTCAAGCTTGCTGTTGTGATATTCACTTGGTTTGCAATGGAAGACTGCGATAAACTGAATGTTGCAGAGTCAATCGTGATTGTTCCTTCTTTTTTCGAGATGAATGTATAGATCGGAAACAGTGAATCACCGCCCTCTACATCGACTAGTGTTGCTTTAACATCGAAAGTCATTTTTTGTCCATAGGTTACTTCATTGAAATTACCAGATTTTGTTTTAAGGTATCCTTTACCAATTTTGTGGAGCACTAATTCTTTGTTTAAATCAAAAGCCATTTATGCATCATCCTTTCGTTTTTGGGTATAAAAAATAGACACTCGATGGTGTCCTTACGATCTAATCAAGAGGTGTATTCTGAAAGTATATTTGTACACATCTTTTATTCCACTACTGCCTTGACCTTGGTATATCACTGCACTTTCATCATAATTATCATCAAGTATCCTCTTGATTGTTTCATAGATATCTTGGGCTTGTCCTAGCTCTGACACATAGATATTAAACTCAAGAGTACTTCGATAAGTTAGGTAGTTGTTCGTAGCTCCATACATAGGCAGAAACGTAAAATCAAAAAATGGGAACACATCGGTATTTGAAGGGTCTAGCACGGTCGTGTCCGCTGCTACACGTCGTACCTTCGCATCAACCAATGTCATATCAGTGATATCTGTGATACCAAACAGTGTACATAGTGGTTCATCTGAGAGGAAACATTGGAACATTTTCTCTTGTGCTCTGAAGGCGTTATCCATAACTCACCTCCTATATGGTTACTGTGAAATCGATGGCAAGTTGTTGTGCTATGAGCTGTGGGATTACGACGCTGAGCCTAGCATACAAATCTGGGAGTGATGCTTGGATATTTTCTTCGATAATGTGCATCGGTGGCATCGACATTCCTTGATATACTGGCTTTAATTCCAAGTCCTTACCAGCAGCTCTGCCTGTAGATTCGTGGGCTTCTCCGTTAAGGTCAAGATACTCGCCAGCGTCACGACCGCGAACCGTCATGTCTGATTTACTACGGTAATGGTTGAAGTTAGGATTATTAACGTATTCGTCCAAATAAGGATTCAATAAATCAGCTTCCGAACCACCTCCATATTCTCCAATCCACGCACGAGCACCAACGCATCGTATATACTCAACAATGTTACCGCTTTGAACAAATGGTGAATCTTCGAGAACTTTACCTGTACCGTCGATGCCACTCAAATTCCCCCATTTTGCTTCTAATGTTGCTGCAACTCCTCGGCTCCATGAATGGAGAATTAAAGCTATCTGTGGTTCAAAAATTTAAACCACCTCCTTAAACATCTTCTTAAATTCTTCTAGTTGTTTGAATGAAGTATCTTTAGATGTGCCACCACAAAACTTGTGAAAGTCCCTATGAACTGACTCAAGCATCACAATTGGTTTAGCTTTTAGTTCGTTATTTTTCAAAAAATTAACGACTATCAGTTGAAGCTCGTCTTCACTGTAGTCGCTTATATTTGGTCTAATATCAAGTTGTAATTCTTCCATAGTATCTTTAATAATATTGCTAAAAGAATACATGTGATGAACATTAAGAGTGCCATATTTGCCAGTCAATTCACATTTACAACCAGTACGTTGTAGTTGTTGGTGAGTCCATGGAACAATAATATCTCGGAGATAATGTCCTATTGCAGTTGTTCCACCATTCCAGAATGGATGATTCTCACCACTTCTTCTTTTTACTCCGCAAGTTTGACATCCACACCCTTTGAATATTAATTTATACGTCGATATAAAATTACCATGTTCTTTACACACGCATAATAATTTGCTCGTATTTCTTTTATAATCATTTTCCGTGGATAATAACTGATAACCTCTTGATTCTATAGTTTCTTTTACTTTTTCAAATGATTTCTTGCGTTTATCTGCTGATTTTGTTTTAGTGGCGCAAGCACAGCATAAACTATCTTTACTTCTATTAAACATTTGATAAGAACCTTGTAAATCTTTACCACACATATCACAAGTATATTTTACCTTTATATGAGAATTTAATGATAAATCTTTTACTTTAACATATAAAGTATCGTTCTTTTTAGTAAATACGTATCCTTTTTCTTCATACAACCATCTATTACCAGAAGACCATTTTGTTTCAACTATTTGCTCCATATCTATCACTCTATAACCCTCCTATTTTGAACATAAAAATAACCACCCAAGATTTCTCTCAAGTGGTTATTTGTAATAAAATTCTTGTAACTTTTGATATATTTCTCGTGACTTCGGATATTTCCAAGTAGTAACTCCATCAACTACTTTGACAAAGTTATATTTAAATCCATTCTGTTGAAGAAACTTATGCTCTTCGACGAAAGTACAAGGATACTCATTGATGAAGTTATTTGGTTTAATCTAAATCACTCCTATTTAGCGTTTCTCTTATCTGGTTCAACTTGGACTTCCAATAGATTCTCGTATTTACTATTGTCAATTGCATTAATTGAATAATTGATACCATTAAATACAATCCTATTGGTAAGTGTAATGTCTAACGCAGGTAATATGAATTTCTTTACTGTCAGTGGTAGTAAACCAGCGTCGTAAAGCCTCATATTATCACTAACAGTCCTTTGAAAGCTTGGGTTGCTAGTGGATAACAATGCTTTTGTAAATCCACTAGCGTTACTACCAGTTACTTTGTAGATATCAACAGTACAGTTGGTTTTTATCAATTTAACCTGTGTGGGCATTGATCCAGTTACAAAGTAATCATCATTATCAACTGTAATAAAATCACCGTTTACAATAGCTGTTTTTCGTTTCACAGTACCTTTACGGATATAATTATAGTTAGTTTGAGAATTACTTTTTTCAGACCTTGTGATCACAATGTGCTCATCAGCCTTACCTTTGATTTTTGCAGTCTGCCATTGTGACCTAAACATATTTAATGGTTCTATCATAATGAATCCAACAACATTCTAATATCTTTAGTGAATACCGACTCATCAAAGAGTGCCATTTGTCCTTCAAGGTTAGAATAGCTTTTGATATTACCAAATGTTTTCTTCTCACTCATATTCTGAGCAATCATAGCAACCGCACGTTTTAAATTAGTAGGAGCTGTTAAATAACCATGCTTATAGTCAATCTTCATACGATACAGTGGATATCCTAAGAAAGCATTAATTGACATCGCAGATATGAACGGGGTGTACTCAAAATACCCATTATGGTCACAGTAGACACTTGATACATCAATTGGTGATTCTTGGAATCCAACAGGTGTCTTATACACAGCTTTAACGCTCAATATTGTAGTAACATTGGTATGTCCAAGCTTCCCTGTGTTTTTTCTTGTGAGTTTACCTTCCCAAGTATCCGTAGCTTCCATAAGGTCTTGACCTAAGTAGGAATCCACAAGCGACTCAGCATGGTCTATTGTTGTTTCTGTGATATCGTCGAAGTATTCACAATAGGTTGGAACTTCTGAAAGCTGTAGATATTTAGGCATTAGATCAATCCTTCACTCTTTAATAACTCTGCAAATTCAGCAGAAACATTACGTTCATCCTCATGTACAACTAGTCTATTACCATTGACATATATAGAAGCTGGGGCATGTCCAAGTTTTGCTTCGATTTTCTTTTTGTTTAACTTTACTTTTACTGATTCTATTTTTTCTTTGGTATCTTTTTTGATTGCCATAGTTTTACCAGCCATTTACTCACCCTTTCTTGAAAATAAAAAAGGGAGCCGTTAAGCTCCCATAGATTATGCTGTTGCTACTTGATAATTAACTAACGCATGAGCAAATGAACCACCACGAACAATTACGTTGTCGAATAATACCGCAAGTTTATCAGTGGTTAATTGGTCATTCCCCATATTCCAATCAAATACCATTGGGTCTGGAGAACCGATGTAACGACGTTCAACCATGCGACGGTTCAATACGACAATTGGGTGATTTGTATAACCAGTTTCAGCAGTGGTATTGATGAAATTATCGGTAATAACTGGGATTAATCCTTTAGCTGTTCTGATTGCTGGAATATTGAAACCAGGACGAACTTCAGCAGTTTCAGGACGGAAGTTAGAATTTAACGCACGTTCCTGTTTAACCCATTTGTCCATCGTCATACCATTCATCATAATGATTAAATCATTACCAGAACCAGTGTTGTTAACAATGTCAGAATCCATAGCTGCAATTTCAGTTTCAAGAATGTCTGTGATATGAGTAGCGGTATCAGTATAAGCTTTTGTAGCAATGTTAGTTATTTGCTTCATAATACCCATGTATTCTGTAGTAGTTGGCGTAGCCAAGTCAGTGTCAGAGCCATAGTATAATTTAGTGTTTATAAAGCGTTTTAAGCTGTAAGCCCAATCTTCAATATCCTTAGCAACAAAGTCTGGCAATGCGTTTTGTTGACGAGCCACCAAGGTATTGAAGAATGGAACATTAAATTTAGAGGTAATACATTTGATCATCGCTGATTTTGGAACACGACCATAGTCTGCATCGATAGCTTTATATGTTAAGCTCGTAGGAGAACTAAACTGTTCATTTTCTGGACGTTTCGTTTGTTCAAACCACAATGTAGGTTGCCCAGTAGCTTCATAAGAAGGGATCAAGTTGTAGATTGAAAGATCACGGTTTAAGTAGTCATAAATCGTATCTTCAAACAATGCTAAGTGAATGTTATGACCTTCGTTTAATGTCGGAGTCGTGATACCTGCTGCTGCCATTTTTCTAGCCGTAGCTCTTTGTTGTACTGCATTAACATACTTGTTATAAGTTTCCCCTGCGTATTGATTAAATAAAAAACTGTTATTCATTAATTCATCATCCTCTCATTTTTGGGTAAATAAAAAAGACCACCCATTGGTGATCCATAAGAAATTATTGATATTAGATTGCTGTTGCTTTAAGTGCCAATGAAGCTCTAAGTTTTACTTTTTCTGAAACACTGCAATTCATTTGGTTAATTTTAGCGAACTCGCCAGTATAATCCACTGTATTATCTTTAGATGCTGCTGTTTGCACTGCTGCTGGAGCTGGAATTACTGATGCTTGAACTTTAGCTAATTCCGCTTTCAATGCTTCTTTTTCAGCTTCTACCTTAGCTAATGCATCGGCTTCGACCTTTTTAGAAGCTTCGACTTTCTCTGCTTCTTCCTGTACTTTAATTTTGGATTCCAATGCGTCTACCTTAGATTCAACACTGGATTGTACTTTAGCAATTTCTGCTGTCATGCTTTGGGTAAAACCTTCTAACATTGCTTTCATTTCTTCTGGAGTCATTGTATCATCCACCTTTTCGTTTTTGATTTTTCTTGATGCTGCTAATTGAGTTAAGAATGTATCGGAAAATGCAGCTACGTTTTTCCAACATATAGTCAAACCTGTAAATTCAAGTTTGGTAATATGGTCATAACCATCAGCTTGTGCCTCGTGCTCTAATGGATAAAGCTCTACGGAAAATCCTAGTGCATCTTTAGCATTTTGAATCATCCATGCGACATCTGCAAAGTTATCCTTCCAGATAATCCCTGAGCACATAAAGTTTTCACCATCAATCCATGTCTTTCGCACAGAGCCAATGACAAATCTGGTGTTATGCTGTGTAAAAGCCAGTGCTGGATTACTGAACCATTCATCATCTGGATATTCGCAGTTCAATGGCATTTCTAACATTGTATCCTTGGCAGCTTCTACAGCTTCTCTTTCCCATACCACAGGTGTCTCTGCGCCACCTGGCGTGTAATCGCTAGGAACACCAACCTTTGTTACTGCGCCTGTCCAAGTCATAACATTACAATGCTTTTGGTCTGTTGTAAAACTTAAATCTTGTATTTGTAACTGTAGTTTATCTATCGTTATCACCTCCTTAACCCGTCTTAGTTTCTGGATTACTATTGTCTTTTGCTGAACCTTGACCGTTAAATCCGCCAGTGTTTACAGCAAAGTCTTTATTGATTTTAGCCTTGGCTTCAGTTATGGTTAAATCAGCGTATTTCGATGTGCTCAATTGATAACCAAGTTCAACCAATGCTTGATTCTGAGTAATAACACCACGTAAATATTTGTTACTGATTCTGTCTTCCTTGGTTTTCTTCTCTGTTTCTGTTTCGTCATATTTAAACTTGAATTTAACATTGTAAATTCCCATAGCCTGTATGACGTTTACATTAATAGCCCTTTGAATAACCTTTGCATAAGGTTTAACAGCTTCCATGAGTACCTGCTGTTCAACCTCAGATAAGTTATTGCGGTCATTAACATCAGCAGTAATAAAGAATGACTCTGGTAAGTCAAAGCATTTAGCGACGAGTGTCAGTAAGAACTTTTGCCATTCAAGGAATAATGAATCACTATTGATAGCTCCTATTTGCTTACTATCAACCTCACCGCCAACTATCGGTATGTGTCCAGTTCCTTCGATTTCATTAAGCATGTATTCTTGGAATTTCTTGAGTTTTCCATCTTCGGCATTCTTAAGACCGACTATGAATTTTGGTGTATCAGCAGATGCGATATCAGAAGCATTATCAAGAGCATCCATAAAGTAGTTAAGATATCGCCATAGTTTCTCAATTGGACTTAAGCCATACGGTGTATCAGTAAAGTGGTTGATCTGTAGATATGCCATATCGGTTGTACTAAACGTTTTCTCGTCGATAGCCCATGATGCTCGTTGTACATATCGATCACCATTGGGGTTAGTAAAGTCATACGGTTGTAGTATCTCAATTGTCATAGAGTCAACAGGGTATAAAAAGAGAGGTCGCATTGGATTGCCACCCTTAACTACATTAAATACTCCTGCATCAAGCACTATCAAATCCTCAAGTATCATGTCGATAAACGCATCATAATCATGGATTATATTTGGTGATTGCAGAACTGTATCAATGGCTGCTCTTAATTGTTCCTGTTGTTTGTTACTCATCTTACCTTGGATTTCAAGCTCATAATCGAGGTTCTTTACGCCACGCTTAATTCGCTCAATACCACGCCTTATGATACCGCTACGAGATAACTGTCGTAATTGCCTTTGCTTATTCTTGTTTAACCCATAGGTTCGATATCTGCGTGGGAGCAACTTATTAAGTCCCCATGAGTCTGCTTCGGATGTTTCTGCTGTTGGAGCAGGGATTGATCTAGGTCTTGCTGAGAATAATTTTTGATACCATTTCAGTTTTATCACCTCCTCCTATTAAGAAAATTATTGATACCTACGTGTCGATGAGACTCTCTTGATCCTGGCAATGATGTGAAGCAGAATCCAGAAGATGTGAACGCACCATCAATAGCCAAACAAACAGAATCCATGATGTCATCAGTCTTGCCTTTTGGAAACGCCAGTAATTCATTGCGTAATGTCTTGAGTCTACGGTGTATCTTAAGTGAGCCTTGCTTCATCTTAGGAGCCAATGCTTGAATCTTGATTTCCTTATTGCTATCTGTTTTGATACCTTCGTATGCAAAGTAAACGCCAGTTTTCTCACTAGCCATCACAAATTGTTCTAAGAACAAATGTTGCAATCCGTTGGCTTCAATATTGATTTTCGATAATTTATCATTGTATTTCATAGCCATACTAAAGACATCCTCGACGAGAATATCAACCTTCCTGCGCTTGGCGTCAACGTCAATAACGTAGAGTTTGCCGTTTTCACCTCTGGCTACAGCACAGATTGACGATAGATCGCTTTTCTTACTCTTGCCAAGGCTAGGGTCTACACCAATTTTTATCTCGGTTATCTTGCATGGAATATCATCGAATGTAACACTATCAAGCAACTCTGCGGTAAACGTTTGATTTTCTGGTGATATCGCGACATTCATTTCTTCACTTGAGAATGCATCTGGGTCAGACCACTTCATTACCATCATGTCATAGTAGTAATCATCATAGTTGTCCATCCAGAGAGCCTTAACACCCTTCAGCATCTCATCTCTGTGATCCTTATAGAACTGGTAGGCTTGTTCCTCGGAATCATTGGATTCCTCGTTTTCCATGATGGCTACCCATTCATCCCACAGAGGACTTTCGCTGAACTCTTGGACTGCTTGGTAAAAATATCGCTTCCAATAAGAGAACTCTTTGCTGTTCAGAAGATTATTCAAAAGACTATCTTCATGCATGATGGTTCCGATAATGAAGAACTTACCAGTTTCACAGGATGATGGAATGACAGCCTTAGTGAGCCATGAGCGAAGTTTCTTACGGATATTGGCGTTTTCTACGAACTCATCATTTTCCAATTCATCCATTATGAAAATACCTGGACGACGACCTCTCTTAGCCATCCCACGAATTTTACTGCCAGTACCTTTGCATGTTATAGTGACTTCGTTTGCCGTTGTGATCTGATTGTTTCTCCACAGTTTACCCATGAGATTACCGAAGTCAGCTATGAGTAAATCATTGGATTCAATCTCATTCTTAACGTCATCTAAGTACTCACACGATTGACCGATGGTATCAGCGATAAGTACGATGTTTGGCTCATGTTTGTAACATATAAGCCATAATGAATAAGCCTTGGACACTATGGTTGTCTTGGCATGCTTTCTAGGACTTGCCACTGCTGTGTATTGTTTTCTTCGTGTTTTAGCAAAGGTTAAATCTTCGAGCATCTGGATAATTTCTAAGTGAAAACCACACCATGGAGCGTAGAACCAATGTTTGAGATAGGTTTCACAGAATAGTTTTAGTGAATATCTACATTGTTCTTTGAGTGGCTGATCTTCATCTGGTCTTGTTTCGTCTGAACCGAGGAATAAGTCATGTAGTACTATGTCATCCATTGGTTCTCACCTCCTATATCTTCAGTATTGTGAATGGACTTCTAACGAATGGATTAAAGTATTCAGCACATTTTAATGCATCTTCTATCTTTTCTTTTGGTGTTTCTTTGGTTGAGCTAAAGAGCGAACCGAGGGCGTATGATTCTCCAGAACCAATAGAAGTGTATTGATCAACACATTCTTCAACTTGGTAATCAGCCTCGACTGTGAACAACTTTCCCTTGAATCCAACTAAGAAAAATCCGCCAGTCTCTTCATTGCATGAAACCTTCGCGAATCCACCGCTTGTCAAGCAGTTACGTAACGAATCAACAAAAGCTGTACACATATATCTACAGATATCTCCATGTGCAGCTTCAATATATTTAGGTGGATTGAATGAATATCTAATAAGGCCACTCATACGAAATGAACCACTTGTGCCAATTAGAAATTCGCCATTAGTAAATACCTTTGGTGCTTTGCGAGTCCTTATGATTGATTGGTTGGATGACGCTGAATCTCCGCCGATATAAACATTACCTTTATCAATAAAGCCAACGATACAAGTCATTGAATCCTCCTATAAATAAAAAATAACCACCGTTTGTTCGGTGGCTTCTAAAGTTCATATTTTTTGATGTGTCTTTGGATTTTCTGGAGTCTATACTCTGAGAAGAATGATTGCTTGCGGAACCATGTTTCCATATCAGAAGTATTCTTGGAGCCATTGCAACATCCACAGGCTGGAACGATAGAACCAACAAGGTCGCATAATTCTGGATGTTCCTCAGACATTATTGATTGAGCAACGATATGCTCTGGAATCATTTTAGTTTTATCTTCAGATATTCCGCAGTAAGCACATTTGTGATCAAACTCATCAACTACTTTTGACCACTCATAGTTATTACTACCGAACCCATTGAGGTTTACATAGTTACCACGTTTAGATTTAACAATTCTACCCGATTGGATTCCTACGATAAACTTACGAATTTCTTCGATACCAACTTTGTCGATCAAGTAGTCTCTTAATGTAACTGGGATTTGATCACTATATGGAACGTTAACTCCAAAGTAATTACCGATGGCTTCGTGGATACCCCTGTGACTATTATCATTAGTAGTTATTTTGTATGATACATTGAGTCTATAAAATAAGTGGGTTGGATTCACATAAGCTCCTATGACACCACTTTCAATTAACATTGTTTTCATTTCTTTAAGTTCATTTTGGGTTTCTATCATAATTTTGTATTCTGGTGTTTCGTAGTGACCAGTTTTGCGGATGGTCTTAAGGATAAATTTGACTTGTTTCTTAAATTGTTTAGCGATTGGTTTATGTGATTGCATAAGTACTTCATAAAGACCATCTTCACTGATAAACCACATATCTCTAACCTGACCGCTATAAAATATCGGTGAGGTTTCTTTTTCTTCCTCGTCAATAGTCTTAAGCATTTGCCCGATTTTGTCTTTGTTATAATCAATCCACTCAGCAACCTCTTTAGCTAAGAATAATGGATTTTCTGCATCACCATAAATTGTGAACATTTTTCCTAAAACTTCCTGCTGTTTAAACACTTGTAATTCTTTTGTCATTTAACATCGCCCCATTCGTTTTATTCTGTGTCTCCATAAAATTGTTTTAGGGTGTTCAGCGGAGACGTACCAAACACCCTAGCATCAGGGGATCAACCCAACGCTCTGCACTTGAGTGCATACAAAAAAGACCCATGATTTCTCATGAGTCCCTCGGAGTATATACTCAAGCTATTTTCTTAATCTAGCGATTAGTTCTAATGCTTCATTAATTGCATCTTGTATAACGTTGTTATCTAGCACAAATGCTCTGTCGGGACTGTACGATTTAAACGAGACTACATTTGTATGTCCTAAAATCTCTCTAGTGCATTCAGTATCAACCAACAAGTCAACATTGGTTCCTTGAACCGACTTTAGCAAATGTGTCGTATTACCTCTACCTCTTGTTGCCTCTAAAGCTTCTTGAAGTTTTTCAATCTTTAACATTGTTTCCTCCTTAGATTAATAAGAGCACCAGCGATTTCTCACTGGTGCTCTCGGTTTATATCTTAGTTAATATTTAGTTTTATTTTGGAGCTTCCTGATAGAGTTGAACTATCGCTAAAGATTTACAAAATCCTCGTTCTACCGTTAAACTAAGGAAGCATTGGCGATCCGACAAGGATTTGAACCTTGATCTAACGGTTTTGGAGACCGCTGTTCTACCATTGAACTATCGAATCATATCAGCGTAAGGATACTCAGACGCATCCGAGTATCCAAAGTGTCATCCGCAGATTTCCACCCCGCTATGTAACCCAGGTGTAACCCCAGGCAATGTCAACCAATGAAGGTTAAGACTAGAATATGCACAGCCCCAACCCGAATCGCCGCACACCATCGCTGCCACCGTGTCGATGCAGCGTCTGTAATAAAGTCTGCAATTGCCCCATCCACGCTATCACAGTATTTGTGACTACCGCCACGCCCTCACTGGTAGCTACTCCAGTTACATTGTCTACACATCAGTAGACACCTTAGTTAGACCTATTGCCGAATCCAGCGAAGTATTTATCATAGCCATCGATCTCTTCCTGCTGATATTTCGACAGTTTAACCAATGCTACAATCAATGTATCTCTTAAGTATTCATTTTCTTCACGTAGATCATCGATAACCTCGATTAATTCATCGTTTTCCATAGATTTCCTCCATGTACTCAAGTTTATTGAGCTTTTCTTTGATGTATTTCTTGATATTCCGTGGTTTCTTTATGGTTTTCCGCTTGTGACGATCTTGTTCTTCCTTGCTCATTCAACAGTCACCTTAAGTCTGCCATCAACATAATTAGTAGCAAACACAGTATACTTATAGGAAATACCAGTACTAGTACCAAAGGTTATAATATCGCCTTCTTCGAGTAACATAAATGGTAAATCAAAGGTCTGTCTCGATATAGCTTTGTAGAATTTAAGTCCACCCTTTTTAATCCATAGCTCATACCCAGTTTTCTTACATATTTCTTTTATATAATCGATAGTAGGGATTATGTCATCTTCTATTTCGATGCCCTTTTTGTAACATTCAAGCTCGACTTCGCAAAATGATTGTTTATCATAGTCCAATTTGAACTTTTCAGCAGCTAGTCTTAGGTTTGTAATTGGATTATTCATTGTACCTCCGTGTTGTACTTGAATTTCATGTAAACATCTCTTTCTAAATCACGCATATCAAATGAATGACCACACTTATAACAATGTTGTCTTGTTAAACTACTCATGTCTAACTTTGGTTGTTTACCATAATAAAACATTGATTGCATGTGTACAATAACCATATTCATATCACCAGTTATATCTGCGGTGTACTTATAAAGTTTAGTGCCACACTCTGGACATTTTATGATTGTACCTTTTGGTATCATTGTACCTCCAACGATTTATTTAATATTTACATCCGCTAGAAACTCAAGTTTAACTAATGAACATTCACCAATACCACCAGATATGTTGAATTTCTGTACAGTTTCCATATGTTTACCATCGATAAATACCTTGAATCTACCGCAATCATAAGATTCTAACGTTACATTCGGTGGTCTGTATTGGTCTTCCATCATGCTAATTTCTGTGCTAAACTCGTTGATGCCAATTTTTCAATCTGTGTTAAATTCGATTGTAGCGTTGTGCCAGTTGCTAGCTTTACTGCGACTGCTTCTTCGGATGGACTTAGTGCTGTCGTTGAGTAGTCTGTGGTTGCTACTGTGAATGTCTTTGGTATAACGAATGTATAGTAAACACTACCCACGAGCATTTCTGTTGCTGTTATCGTTGCTTCTGTGTCAGTTGAAGCCGTAATGCTCCCGTTAATCTGTATTGGTGTTGCTGTTGATATCGCTGCCATTATTTACATTCCTCTTTTCCCTAAAATTATTTCTAACATTTCTATGAACAAATTCCTTGTTGCTATTCGATTTACACCAGAAATTCTATAGATTATTTCTGCGTCATCTTTGAGTGTCTTTGCTAAATCAACGTATCTTTGGAAATCAACATTTGCTTCAGCATCAATAATAACTTTGTCTGGAACATTGCCGTCAGTGTCGGATACATTGGATAGGTCATCGGTAGAGCGTCGAAGCATTAAAATATCTGTTGGTATAACGTTGGCATCGTCGAAGAAATGAGAGTTTGAGTCGGTGATTAATAAGACTAGCATTGGCGCACCCTAGATAGCCATTCACTGAACTCTTTACGCCCGGTGAATTTCGTTGATGTATAGTTGGTTCCATAGGTGAATTCACAGTCATTACTAGCGCATGTCAATACTTCTTTTGATAGCCAATTAATGTACTGCTTGAGTTCTGTCTGAGTGTTTATAGTTGGTTCCTTGATTAATACTCTGCTTGGTCTTTGCCCTTTAAATGAGATACCACAGATTTTACTGCCAATACCCATGACTCTCATCGATATTGTGTCGCTACGCACCATGTCAGCTCTATAGACAATACATCGATCCTTTATTTGTTCGTCACGCAAATCATAAGGTGTATCCATGAACGCTATAACATTCTCAATGTGTTCCATTATTCCTCCTGTGCTCTCTGTGTGACCTTTTGAGCGTGTTTTGTAGTTTTCCAATGTAGTTGTATGGGTTGGCTATTTTTGCTTACTGGACTCAATTCTACGGAACCCCTCAGCTAACATTGGGTCAGCTTCGATTCTAGCTTTGATAGCTGCATATAAATCAATTCCGAATGATTTCGATACGTCAAGCATTGTGTTGACGATCTCAGCAAATCTATCGTATGTGTATATTTTTTCTTGTGTTGTGCCTATAGTGGCATTGAGACATTGCTTACGAGCTATTAACTTTTCTTGAGCAAGCACCAAGTCTTTAATGTCCTTTACATTGTTTGTATCACTAATGTTATCAAGGCATTCAGTTATCGTATCAATACTGTCGTTAATTGCCCTGAGCATTGACCTCTCTTGAGCAGCAGTGTCAACAGCAAAATCTGTAGTAGTGTCATCCTCTTGTTGGTCAACGTTCTTTTTGTACCAACGATAGATACTCATATTCGCTATATCTTTGCCTTCTGGAAGCAAGTTGTTATCTTCGATGTATTTTTTGATCTTCATCGAACCCCAATGATATTCTTCTCTACATCTTCGGACAACCTCTTGTAGCCCATATAGGTCAACACGGTTAACTGCGAGTCCAGCTAATGGTGATTTCGCTGATGTATTCAATGGAGGTCTGGCTTTACTACCTGGTCTTTTCTTTGGTTCTGACATTGGTATCTCCTTTCATTGTATACTGATGTGTAGACATTATGCTGATAAGAGTTGTTTCTTGAATTCTCTTAGTTGTGCATAGGTGGTTTCTTTAGCTGTTCCTCCGCAAAACTTGTGGAAATCTCTATGAATTGATTCTAGCATTACTATGGGTTTGGCTAGAAGAATGTTGTTCTTGAGGAAATTTACTGTAATTAGTTGAAGTTCATCTCCGCTATAGTTTCCTATGTTTGGACGAATATCAATATTAAGTTCTTCCATAGTTTTATCGAGAATGTTTTTAAAAGAATACATATGATGCACATTTAAAATTCCTGTTTTTCCAGTTATTTCGCATTTGCAACCAGCTCGTTGTAACTGCTGTTGAATCCAAGGCGATAATTGGTTGCGGAGATATTTTGCGATTTCGGTAATGCCACCTTTGTAGTTTGGATTGCCTAAGCCTTTATGGTTATCTATGGCGCATTGCGGACAACCTTGACCCATAGAAATAGATTGATACGTTGTGGTGAATTCCCCATGTACTTTACATGTGCATACTAATTTACTTGTGCTATTCCTGTAATCGCCTTTAGGTGATATTAATATATACCCACGAGCTAAAAACGCTGCTCTGACATCACTAAATGGCTTTTTTAGCTTTTGCGCTACGATAGTTTTAGTGGCACAATGGTTACATAAACAACTATTACTAATATTAAAACTATAGTAATTAATTTCAAATTCTTCTCTACAAGCATTGCAAGTATATTTTACTTTGACAGCATATTTTAATGGTAAGTCTTTAGCATGGACATAAAATTTATCAAACATCTTTGTGTAAACATATCCTTTGCTCACATACAAATCTTTATTTGCAGAGCACCATGTTGTTTGAACAAGCTGTTCTAAATCTATTATTGTTATAACCTCCTGTTTTTGAACATAAAAAATACACCAATGAATTATCAAAGGTGTATTTAAAAAATGTTTATTTGGTTGTATTCAATATATAGCTAAAGTGGGTTAGATTGTCTGATGACAATCACTTCGCTACGCTTCGTCTAGAACGCATTATCAATAAATATAAGCTGATGTGGTTATATACCTAAGTAGTTACTTTGAATCACTTTAATATACTATAGATTAACTTATGTTCACTGCGAAGCGGATTTCATAAGAATAACTATATTGGACTAAAGCTTACCAAAGTATATCTTAGGCTCTGTTCTAAGTCTGGTCAATATTTATTTGATTAAGAATAACTCAAGCGTAAGCGATGAGTTGAGATATACGTTTACGTATATCTCCGTAACCTCGTTTCACTCGTTACGATTTATTATGATTATATTTTAGGTTATCCTAAGTATCCCTTAAGCTCTTCATTGATATACCCTAGTACCACTTGTTTAACCCCTACATAGTAATGGTCAGATTTAGGAACCTTTGCACCCTATTTTTGATGTTTTTACCATACTAAATTTTTATGATAGCCATAGTTAAAACTTATGATACCTATGAACCCAATGAAATCAATGGTGTAGAGCTATGTAATTTACCATATACTTGCTATTTGTTTTTCTGATTGATATCAGTGTTTTGTCATTTGTTTTTCTGATGATACACTTATGTAAGTGTTTTATGGTAAACCCAGTGATAGTTTACAATACTCCAATATCACCCAATGTATACCAATGAAGTTCAATGACTTACCAATGTAGATACAATAAGGCTCCAGTGTACCTTCTATGCATACATAGGTATACCATAGGTAACACATGTATATCTGTGGTAAATTCGATGTAGTTCGATGGTACTCCATGGTAAATTTTAGTGAATATAGCTGTGGAGTAGCGTAGGGTAATACCGTACCCTCAGCACAACAAAGTACCCTCTTTGGAATCACAAAAGTCACCCCACCGCCTATCAAAGTGTCCTCCATAGACATACATTGAACACTCACAAATGCAGCAATGGCGGTACTTCAACGTTTGTTACCTCGCATAACTATAATTATACGCGGTTAAGTACTGATAGAGCGAATGATGATAGCCAATGTGCATACAATGTAGTCCAATGTATAACTATGGTGCATAGTAGTGCAGTATACAGCAGTTTTACCAAGTTTTAACATAATAATAGTTAGACATCTAACTAAAATCAAGGTATGAATTGCGCTTTGTCGTATTACTAATGTTACTACATAAGAATATTACTATTTAATACACTAGCGCAACAATGATACACTAATGCCTATCCACAGTTTACCAATGATGTCATATATGACTACTATGTTTTACCACAGTAAAGCAATGAACTACCAATGCTATCCAATGCACCTGTCAAGTACTACACCTTGTCGCACTAACGCTATCTCGTATAACACATACTGTCATACTATGCTTTATCAATACTACACCAATGATAATCAATGTAATACATAGTACATCGCTATGCTTACTATGACCTAAATAAGAATACTACTATTTAGACAATATACTCTCACGCTACCTCTACGCATACTTAGCGCTCATACATAGCCAATCATAAGTACAACCAACAAACAACGCTCATAGAGCCATTCAGGCTTACTCACGCTTAACCCATTGTATCTCATAGCCAAGCAAACGAGCAATCTCTTGTGCGTCCTTATACCTTATAGACTCATTGTTAAGCTTAGTATACAATGATTGCCTTGTGATGCCCAGTAGCCCCGCCACGCCTTGTATACTCTGCCCTGCTGTGATGATGTAGCCTTTTATCTCATTTGATATGCTCATGCTATCTCCTCCACTTATCTATTGATTAATCATTATATCATATGAGTAATGCAAATGTATAATTCGTAATAATATTTTATTGATTTGTAAGAAAAACTATTGACAACAATGCTCAACCATAGTATAATAAAGACATAGAAAAGAGATACTAAAGACAACAAAGAAAGCGAGTGAATAACAATGAAATTACATAATCAAAATTACTGTACTAGCTGTAAAAGACTTAGAGGCACTAACATAACTCTTCTAAGAGTTGCAAGAAAATCATTTATTAATAATGATGACAAGACAGTAATTGTTAAAAGTTTTAAATGTCCTTGTTGTGGTCATACACTTCAGTCAACTGCTGTTTCTCAAAGGATTGACAACCTATGACCTACACAG